CACGACAGAAAATGGCGTAACCGTTATTAATGCTGATGCTATAAAGAAAATTCTTGAAATCGATAGAAAGACTAAAGAGTTGAATGCATTAATTGAAAAAGAAAATTTAGTAAAAGTATTACCCGAAGAAGCCATTGCCACAATAGCTCGTATTACCACTTTATCAGAAGCGTTAAATCTTTTGATAACTAAAGATAATAGTGTGACTGTTATTGATGATGAAGCAAAACGCAAAATAAAAGACTTAACGGAATTGACATCTACATTTATGGCTGAAATATCTAAAGTGCCTGTGATGGACATTGATACTAGTAAAGTAATTTCTAAAACTGATGCAATAACTACAGCAGCCCAGAGTGCTATGGATGCTGTAAAAGCTGCTGAAGCCGCACAAGCCGCAGCAGCAGAAAAGGCAGCTGCAAAAGCCGCAGCAGATAAAGCGGCAGCAGATAAAGCGGCAGCAGATGCGGCTTTTGCGGCAAGTGAGACAGCAAGACGCGAAACTGCTGCAATGAATGATCCTAATTATCAAGGATACTATGACAAGTATGTTATTTCGGAGGCGGCACAAGCGGCAGCAAAAGCAGCGGCTGAAGCAGCAGTTTCAGTGGGAAAAAACAGCACTGATGCGCAGCTTGACGCAATAAAAGAAACAACAAGTATAACCGTAGCCGCAAATGCCGCAAATGCCGCAATAGCCGCAGCCGCACAAGCCGCAGCCGCACAAGCCGCACAAGCCGCAGCCGCACAAGCCGCAGCAGATAAAGCGGCAGCAGATAAAGCGGCAATAGATGCTGTTTTAGCAGCAAATGAGATAGCAAGACGCGAAACTGCTGCAATGAATGATTATAATTATCAAGGAAACTATGACGAGTATGTCAATTTGCCAAAATTTGCAAGGGGTGGTATTACTAATGAGCCATCAATCTTTGGTGAAGCAGGTATTGAAGCGGCAGTACCATTGCCTGATGGTCGCTCAATACCTGTTAAAATTATGAACCATTCCAATGATGCAAGCATTAACAGCGAAGAAACAATTGCTGAATTAAAAGCTCAAAACAATAAACTTGAAACACTGGTTAATACGCTGATGGCTACATCAAAAGCAGAACGTGATAAAACACAGGAGTTGATTGATGCAATGAACGGCTTGCGTGTTGATACTCGATTAAAAAATAAGGCTTAAACTATGTCAATTTGGATTGCAACAATCGGTGCGTTAGACGGCTCTAACGCATCAAAAACTTTATACTTTAGTGACGTATCCTATATCGATAATGACGGTAATTATTTTGAGAATAGGATGCTTCAACCTGCATTAATTAAAGTCAGTCCAGATGATGGTGGCACATTTAATATTTTTTCAAGCGCATCTATCGGTGAAATTGAGTTAATAAATAAAGACGGTGGCTTAAACTATTTAATGGATTACGCGCTGGATAATGGAGATATTAATTTATCATTAATAACTGATGATGGTGCTAAGAATGATTACCTGACAGGTAAAGTTGAATCCATTCGTTTTAGCGGTGACTTTGTTTATTTAACTGTGCGTTCAATTTCTGAAGTTTTATCACGCAATCACACTAACACGAAATTTCTTGGTAATAATGTTTTGCCTAATGGCGTGGAAGGCGTTGCAGGTGATATTAAAGGTAACGTAAAACCGCGCATATTTGGCAGTGTGCTTAATGCCTCACCAGTGCTGGTTAATACATCACAATTAATTTATCAGTTCTCAGATAGAAGCACAGCGAAAGTTAATGCTGTTTACGATAAGGGTGCGGCTTTAACTTTACATCAAGCTTACACATGGGCAAACTTTGCATCGTTTATGGCACATACAAGTATTGCAACTGGTAAATATATTACTTGTGCTGGCTATGTAAAATTAGGCGCAACACCTGTTGGAACAGTCACTGGTGATTGTTCTGACGGTATTTCAATTGCTACGTCTACCACGTCATTTGCAATTGGAGTAGGTTCAAAAACGTTTACTACACAAGCAGGAAAAGATTTTGTTTCTGGTAATACGTTAATTGTTTACTCAGCCGCAGACCAATCTAATTTTATGGTAGGTATAGTTACCTCTTACACTACAACGTCACTAGTTATAAATATTACGTCTGTTGGTGGAACAGGGACGTTTGCTAGTTGGATTATATCAAGTTGTTTAGCGGGGGATGTTTTTGAAGCAATACTTGCTGAAAAAACTTTAACACTAAATAGCACATCAAAAAAACTTTTAAATACTTACGGTGATGTTGGGATATTTATTACAGGTGAAATAAGCACAACTGATTTACTCAATAATATTTGTAAATCATGCGGGACTTATTGGTATTTTCTACAAAATGTTGTTTACGTCAATGCAATCGTTTTGGCAACAACCTATGTTCTTGATTTAACCAATAGTGAATTAATATCTATTGATATTGTTAATACGGGTTTAGGAGAAAATGGATTGCCTGTCGAATCGGTTTCAATTGATTACGATAAAATTGAAACGGTTCAACAAGAAACAGATTTAGCTGGAGCTGTGACCACTGTGCGTAAAGCAGTTTTGGCAAATCAATTTCGAAAGTATTTTACCACTGATGCGGCTGTAAAAACGCGACATCCTTTAGCCAATCAGATAAAAATAGAAAGCTGTCTTCGTACTTTAAGCTCGGCAACAACAGTTGGAAATGCGCTTTTGGCTTTATCAAAAAATCGTGTTGATACCGTTAATATTACTGCTGTTGTAAACGATATTCCGAGCATTACTTTAGGTGACGGTGTCATTGTATTTTCCGATAAGTTAAGCTATGATTACGGAAAAATATTAACTATCATTGGGTTTCAAATTGATGCTAAAAGAAAACAAATTGTTTTGGAGTGTATCGGATGACAAGTAATGTTTCTTTGAGCTACCCAAATAGAATTTCCGAGTCAAATATAACTGAAACGACAGCGACTACTTGGAATTCAACACTTCCTTTAAGCAATGTTCAAAATCCTGTTATTAAGCGTGTTGCCAGAACAAACATTGGCTATCGTACTTCAACGCTTAAATTAAATTTACCATATGAGCCAAGAAGCATTGGCGTAATGTCGCTTATTAATCATAATTTAACCACTAATGCAAAAGTCAGGTTTATTGGCTATAGCGGGTTAGATTTTACTGGTGATATTCGATTTGATAGTGGTGCTGAATTTCGTGCTTGGACAATCCTTTATCCCATTTATTCAAATTATGCGGCAAGCGATAAAATACCTTGGGAATCAAGAAATTGGTGGCTTGGGTCAATTGAAGAAGAACAGCGCAAAAGCTACACTTCGATGGCTACTTATTATCCTGATGAAAATGCAATGGTAAGGTCAATAAAAATAATAATTAATGATACGCCAACGATTTCTGCAACAAGTACAACAAGCGTTACAGTTGGTACAGGAAGCAAATCATTTACGGTAAATACAGGTCTTAATTTTATTGCGGGACAAGAAATTACTATTTATAAAACTTCCGACAATACAACCTTCGTTTCTGGTAAAATTACAAGTTATAATTCATCAACTGGTGCATTAGTTTTAAATTCCACGTCTTACGGTGGCACAGGCGCACATAGTACATGGTCTGTTATCAATGGTGAAAATTACATTGAGATTGGACGCATATTTTTAGGACGTACTATTGAGCCAAAACTAAATCCTGAATATGGTGATTTGTCACAAGGCTATATTGATTTAACTGAAATTCAACGCTCAATTGATAACACCAAATATTATTATATTAAGCCTAAAATGCGCACATTGTCTTGCGTCCTAAAACACTTGGATAAAGATGAAGCGTTCAGCGGATTTTACGATGCACAGCGTGAAGTTGGATTAAGCGGTGAATTACTCTATGCATATTCTAAACCAGAATATATCGGTAGCATTAATATAACTGTTGATAAGAATTTTTATGCACGAACATTTTTGTGCAATTTTTCAGAATTAAGTCCGATTGACAATCCGTATTTTAATGGATTTCAAACGGCATTAAAATTAGAGGAAATAGTTTAATGAGTTCAGTCACTTTTAGTACAACAGTAGGCGGTGACGGTTCAACTGTTACCGATGATGATAATGCCACAACAGGTCTTGGTAACGGTGGTGCGTTAATACGTCTTGTGCCAATGATGCAACAGGTTGTAAACGTTGCTTCTTACGTTGTTTCAGTTGGTGGTGCGGCAAGCAATGATGCTATTGCAGCAGCAGCAAGCGCGTCAGCAGCTTCATCTAGCGCAACAGCCGCAGCGGCTAGTTATGACTCGTTTGATGATCGTTATTTAGGTGCAAAATCGTCTAATCCAACGGTGGATAATGATGGTAATGCGTTGCTTACCGGTGCGCTCTATTGGAACACAACAAGTAGCGAAATGCGTGTTTATAGTGGTAGTGCATGGATAACTTCTTACTTGCCTGCATCGGCATATTTAGCGTTAGCGGGCGGCACGATGACGGGTGCAATTACGTTTGCGTCTGCGCAGTTTGGAACAAATGTTGCTACGTTTTTAACTACACCATCCAGTGCTAACTTAAAAGCAGCATTAACTGACGAAACAGGTAGTGGTTCGGCAGTGTTTGCTACCTCACCTACGCTTGTCACGCCTACGATTACGGGGTACACTGAATCTGTTGTTACTTTAGCTACTTCTGGCTCTATAGCACTTTCAATTACTTCAGGTACAGTACAATCATGCGCGGCTGCGGGTACAATCACCTTTACTGACAGCTTATCGTCTGGTCAAAGCATCTCCTTACTGCTTACTAACGGTAGCACCTACACAATCAACTGGCCAACAACCACATGGGTGACAGCGGCTGGAAATACTGCGCCTACGCTCAGTGCAAGTAATACTCTTGTCTTTTGGAAAATCAGCTCAACACTTTACGGTGCGCTGGTTGGGAAGTCAGCATAATGCTATCTACTAAATTAAAAGAAGCAGCAGGTAACAGCGCAGACGCAACGCTCTATGTTGATGATGTATTCTCAACCTATCTCTATACTGGTAACAGCTCAACGCAAACCATCACCAACGGTATTGACTTGGCTGGAAAAGGTGGGTTGGTTTGGCTAAAAGGTAGAAGTCTTGCCGTACCAAATAATCTTTGGGATTCAGCTAGAGGAATTACTAATGGCCCATTAGAATCTGACAATACTAATCAAGCATACTCAAATACTCCCCGCACAATTACATCATTTAATAGTGATGGATTTTCGATGCAAGATGATTCTGAAACATTTGGTGAAAATGTTAGCACTAGAACCCAAGTCTCATGGACATTCCGCGAAGCCGCGAAGTTTTTTGATGTGGTGACTTATACGGGGACAGGCAGTGCAAGAACGATTGCACATAGTTTAGGTGTTGCTCCGGGAATGGTGATTGTTAAGCGTACTGATACAACAAGTAATTGGCAGGTTTATCACAGAGGTTTAACGTCAGCCGCGTATTCAATACAACTAAATTTAACAGCCGCGCAAGCCTCAGCACCTACTGTATGGAACTCAACAGCACCAACAAGCTCAGTGTTTTCTGTAGGAGCAGATGCTACTGTTAATGCTTCTGGCGGAACTTACGTCGCCTACCTATACGCCCACGACACGTCATCAACTGGGATTATTCAGTGTGGGAGTTATACGGGTAATGGGTCGGGAAACTCAGTAACACTTGGGTTTGAACCGCAGTATATTATAGCTAAAGCGGTAACAACCACAGGTAACTGGGAAATTATTGATACCATGAGACGCTTTAATATAAATAATCCAAATGAGATATTACGGGCTAATTTGGCAAACGAGCTTTCTTATGGGTTTTATTTTGTCCCTAATAGTACCGGTTTTAAATCATACAGTGTAATGAACACTGCTGGCGTAACCTACATCTACATGGCAATTCGTATGCCAAACAAGCCGCCTACATCGGGGACGCAGGTTTATGCGCCAGTTGCGTTTACCGGAAATGGTTCAACTACTACAGGACAGTTTATTACTTCAGGATTCCCTGTTGATTTGGCTATTCAAATGTTTAGAAATCAAAATTATGGTGATTTTTTAGTAGACAGGTTGCGCGGCCTTACCGCCCCTGCGGTAACTGGAAATCCTGATTTATCAACAAATTCCACTTCAGCAGAAAACGTTGCTGGAAATTTATTTAGTGGCGATAGCAACACGGGCATAAAAAACTATGGCCATAGTGGGTCTGTAACATTAGTTAACTGGTTATTCAAACGCGCCCCAGGATTCTTTGATGAGGTTTGTTGGACTGCGATAAGTAACGCATGGACATCCGCTCACAATTTAGGAGTTTCTCCAGAACTGATAATATCAAAAAATAGAACTGGAACCGCTACTTATTGGTATGTGTATTTGTCGAGTTTTTTAGATACTAAGAAATATTTATTACTCAATACAACTGACGCGGTAGCTATAAACGGAACTAATATTTGGGGTTTATCTTCGACATCTGTATCTGGATACTCTGATACAGCTAATGGTACAGGAGTAAGCTACCTATTCGCCACACTAGCTGGAATCAGTAAAGTGGGTTCCTACACAGGTAACGGAACAGGGCAAGCGATTGCGTGTGGATTTGGTTCTGGTGGTGCAAGGTTTGTTTTGATTAAACGTACAGACTCTACAGGTAATTGGTACACATTTGATTCGGCTCGTGGATTAACAAGCGGCTCAAGTCCATACTTACTGCTTAACAGCACAGCGGCAGAGGTCACAGGCAATAACGGTGTGTATGCGTCAACAGGTGGTTTTACATTGGGCGCAACGGCAATAACAACGACCAATATAGCAACAGCAACATACATCTTCTTAGCAATAGCGTAGGAAACAAAATGACTAATTACATCAATTTACAAACATACCAAGTTAGCACGGAACATGAAATTCGTGCAGCGCATCCTAATACTTCTTTTCCAACACCTTTTGTTATTGAAGGCTACTCGTGCGTGTTTGATGCAGGGCAACCAGATTACGATAAGTACACACAAACTATTGCACAGGGCGTGCCTGTAGAAGCTCTGCCAAATCACTGGGAGCAAACGTGGGTAATCTTAGACCTAAATGACGAGCAACTTGCTGAGGCACAGATTCAAAAGAGTGAAGATGAGAAAGCAAAAATCAAAGCAGAGATTGCAAAACTAGAAGATTCAGTCACACCTCGCAGACAGCGGGAAGCTATTTTAGCTATCGATACAACATGGCTTGCAGATATTGAAATTCAAATCGGGCAGTTAAAACAACAATTAGCGGAGTAAGATAATGCCTGATGATGCTTGCAGATTAGCTAAAGTGGAGCAACGGATTGAAACGCTTGAAGATGATTTCAAGCGTCAAAACGATAAACTTGACGATATAATTCATGCGCTTGAAGAAATGAAGAATGAGCAAACACGCTATAAAGGTTTTATTGGTGGAATTGTTTTCACCGTTGGTGCTTTATTCTCGTTTTTAACTTGGTGGACAAGTAAGTAATGGAATTCCTACAGTTTGCAACGGATGTTGGTTTCCCCATTGGGTCATCTTGCCTTGGAATGTATTTTGTTTTTCTTACTGTAAAATTCCTGCTGGATGGTGTTCTTGAACGCATAAATGGGTTAATTAATATTATCCAGCAACTTGATAAACGTGTTACAGCGATGTCTAATGATATACTGCATATTGACGATTTAATGTCAGAAGCATTAAATATACCTAAAGAAAAATTTAAACTTCCCACCGAGAGAAAAGACTAATGGACACTGTCGCAATTGCAAAATATATCAACACATACGGTTTCCCAATTGTTGCCGCAGGTGGCATGGGATATATCGTTTATTTCGTGTGGATATGGGCAACAACAACCGCAAAGCCCATTCTTGAACAAGCGTACAACGTCCTTGTTGAGCTTATAGATCAGATTCGCGTACTTGATAATGACATGATTCGTCTAACACAAAAGTTATCGACAATACTTAGTCTTCGTCAAATCAAAAAAGACTAAAAACAAATTTCATCCAAATAGCTTAAATCTTCTTTTTCTGTAACCATCCCAGTTAACCATTCCCAAACTTCTTTTGCGTAAAACATAAAACCTCCTGAGTTAATTTGTGTAATATAATACACTATTAGTTTTTATTAGACAATAAAAAACCCCGACAGCCGTAAAGCCGTCAGGGTCATATCACTTAAAATTAAGCGAGTTCGATTACCGCAGCAGGTAATGTATTCAATGTAAGCACGTTAGTTTGTGCTTCAATTTGCATACCTTTACCAAACTCTAAAATCTCGCTTTTTGCATAATATGGTTGTGCCATTGTGTTGACAGTTTCCATATAGTTAGCAGGTGCAAAGAAATGTTTGAATTGACCAGCTACACCCAATGGAATCGCATACGCTTTATCATCAGGCACTTTAACTAGGTTTGAACCGCGATAACGGACGTGTTGTGCATCACCATAAGTCATTGGTGTGCGTGGGTCACGACCTAAGTTAACAGCCGCTGCCCAGTTTTGCATAGTCGCTTTAATTGAAGGACACGCAATCAACTGTTTCCATTTTGTTGCACCATAGATGATTTGGATACCAGTGTATGGGATACCGTCTAAAGCCGCTTCCATTGCTTCATGAATACGCATCATTTCAACTTCAAGTTCCAATGAGTTTGAAGTCAAATCAATAGCAATTGATTTTTTCTTAACACCCATTTCAGTGTAAAGTGAAGTCAATGCGCCTGTTGCACTATAATAGTTACCTAAAATAGCTTGAAGACGATGTGATTCCATCGTGTAATCAATTTGTTCACGCATACGTTGTAAGCGTTTGTTGATAACGCTTTCAACAGTGCGAAGTTGATTAGTTGAACCAAACTCACGAACGTTTAATACTTCGTCAGCCATCACAGTTGCGCGTTGTGGCAAATGCGGAATAACGAAAGATTGAAGTTTACGTTTGTTAACTGCTTCAACAACTTGAGCAGGTGCATTGCGTGGTCTAATATCAACTAAACCTACAGTACGACCATCAGTTTCAAGCGTTACGCTGTTGGTTGCTAAAGATTCTGCTTCGAAAATACCCAAGTCGCCAAGCAACGTTGGAGTATAAGGACGAGCGATAATTGACTGGGTTAATTCTTCTAAGCCAAACCCAGTTGTAAAAGGCGACATTGTTAAAGGCATAATTTACGCTCTCACGATAATGAATTTAGTAGAAAGGTCAGCTAAAGCCTGTGCTTTTTGAGCAGCAGTGATGTTAGTTTTCCATGTTAATTTACCGTCAAATACTTCGCCCATACGAGTGAAGATAGTTGCAGCCAAATCAGAAGATGAAGCATCAACGTCATTGTATAGAATACCAGCAGCGACTTGTGAGCCGTTGATTGCTGAAGCATCGTGCTGAGTCCATTTTGGCACTGGTAATTGAATGGTAACAGTGAAGTTATCACCAACAACGAAATCAGTTGCACCATCAGCAATAGTGATTGTGAAATGGTTTCCAACAGAAGTTGCACCAGCAGCAACAGTTACGTCAGCAATAAATTCACCTGTTAATGGTGCATAAACGCTAAATGTACCTGCGTTAGCTGCCGCTTCAGTTAAGCTAACTGAATAGACGCCAGATTTAGCTAAACCACCAATTGCACCAAGTGTAATTGTGCCGTTACCAGTTCCTACGATAGCAGTATTAGTAATTGTACCTGTTGTCGCAGCAGCAACAACAACGGTAAATACATCGCCAACTGCTGAGTTGGTAACGTTAACTAAAGTTAAAGTGAAGTGGTCATCAATGTTAATTGCGCCAGAACCGACAACAGCATTGGTTGCTAATTGTTCACCTGTTGGTAATTCAACTTCATAAACCGCTGTAGCACCTGCTGTGATACAAGTTAAAGTGTATGTACCAACAATTGCGTTTACGCCTAATGCGCCAACAGTTCTTGTGACAACACCTGTACCTGTAACCGCAGTTGAAGTTGCAGTGGTATTTTTAGTAATTTGACCAAGAACAGAACCGCTTTTCAAGTTTTGACCTGAAGCCAGTGTGCCAACGTCAACTGATTGTTGTTCTTCATCAGAAAGCAACCATTCGACTGGGTGATTTCCTTCGAGTAATGTAGTCATATTTTATATTCCTATTATTTGTGAGAATTCAGATAAGCCTGACGTTGTGCTTCAAGTAATTCCATATTTGAAAAAGAATCTTGAAGTTTGTTACCTTGAATTGGGTCTTTATCAACCAAAGTAACTGGTACAGTGCTGTCAATTTTAGCAGTAGATTCAACTTGTTCTGCAATCAACGTTGCGCGAGCTTCTTCTGCTGAGATGCCACTTTTAGCTAATAAAGCAGCAACATTTTGTTGAACACCAGCCGCTGCACATAAGTCTAAGATTTCAGAATTGATTTCTTCTACTTTTGGTGCGTCTTGTGCTATTTCTTCAACTGCTTTTTGTTTAGAAAGCAGTGATTCAATAAATGATAATTGATCTGGCGTAAAAGGCACGTCAGGTGTTATCGTTTCTTGTTCCATTTTTACCTCTTTCATCGATGTTGAAGTGTTAATAAGGCTGTTTGTTATTTTATCATTACTTTCATTGATATAGTTGATTAAATCATCAAACGTACCAATTTTGTGTGCTAAACCTGCTTTTACTGCTTCTTCGCCCCGATACCAACGAGCTTGCATACCGTAAATTTGTTCAACAGGCATATTTAAATTACGCGCACACGTTTTTTTAAATACTGCGTCCATTGCCATAATATCATCAGTAAACATACTGATGGCTTCCTCTGTTAAAGGCTGGTCAGGATTGCCATCCAATTTGTGAATATCAGAAGCGATATAATTAAATTTAATGCCTTCCATTTCATTGCGAGCTGTTTCATCAACTAGGCAAACATATGTGCCAATTGACCCTGCAACACCGCTACGAGTAATCCAAATTTCATCAAACGCACTGGCAATACCGTAGGCAGCCGAGCAAGCTTGTAAATCCACCATAGCCATCAATTTAATTTGACCACCACGCATATTATAAATAAAGTCTGATAAATCACACATCAAAGCCGCTTGACCGCCACATGAGCCAAATTGACCAATAATGTGAGTAACATTGGCATCAGCTTGAATGCGCTGAAGGTCTTGCTTCAATTCTTCATAACTAAGTGGTGAAGCTTCACACATATTGCCGTAGGTGGGACGAGCAGTAAGAACCCCACGAATGTCAAGAACAACAACATTATCGTTAAGATAGTATGAACAGCGACTGCCGCCTTCTTCATAATCCATACCGTCATTTCGCACATCGCCATGCAGATACCCATGCAGAATAGGAAGGGCAGCAGTAGGCTCAATGTGCAAAGGTTGATTAAATGTGTTTTCATAAAGTTGAGTTAAGACTGTTGATTTCACACCACCTTTATTAAAAAGGCGACTAATTGCTTTCAATGGATTTTTCATTTAATTTCCTGTTTGGTTAGTTGGATTAGGTGCTAAACCGAGATCAATTTCCCGTTGTTTAATTTTTGCACGTTGGGCATCAATCTGTTCAGCATTGCCGTTACGTTCACGAATTTGCGTATCACGGTCAATATAACCATTATCCTTAAGTAATATTTTGGATTGAACATCTTGTACTGGATGAATGTAATCAAATGCTTCGGGTGTCCACTGACATCTTTGATATTTACGTTTGTTTTTGGCGTAATCAACAACAGGAACTAATCCTGCTACGACAGCCGCATCAACACACCAACGCCAGATACCTTGACAGACTTGCGGAATCGTAAACAATGATTGACGTTGACGAACAATACGTCTTTCATTATTTGCGGCAAAACGCAAAACACGATCATTGGTTTGTGACCAATCACCTGTCATTTGCGCATAAGAAACACCAAAACCTGCTGCAATACGCAATCCTGCATGATATTGAAAATCTTTGTAGCCTTGCCCAGTTGCATGAGATGGTGCGAAAGTAATATCTTCATCATCAGCCAAAAACTGAACTGTACCCGCTTCTAAATTCACTTCAGGCACTTTATCAATATCTACTTCAGGATTAGCACCAACAAGGCTGTTTGAAGTGTTCATTGCTTCAAGTTGTTCAACTGAGGGTGTATTTTTTCTAACAAAAGCAACAAATCCTGCTTGGCTTGCCGCCTTTTCAGATTCATTGTCATCATAGGTTGCCATTACACGAAGTGGAACTAACGATTGAACGCCTTTTGGTGTTCCACGTTGTTGCCCAATTCTTCCGAGTTCAGGAATGAAATGATGGATAACATCAGCAGCAGGAACGCGAACAAGTTGAGTCGTATCAAATAAATTGCGCTCGGAAGGATGAGATTTGTACATCCAATACGCCATTCTATTGCCAAGGTTGTCATACTCAATACCATTTATAACTAAATTATTATTAGATGTAACCGTGTTTAGCCACATTGGGCAAAAGTCAGATTCAAGTAATTGGATTTGAACAGGTAGTGTTAAGCCATCAGACTTATATCGAGGTCTACGTCTAATGAATACTTCCCCTGACGTATTACGGGCAGATACGGCTAAGAATATTGCACCATATCCACCGACAATACCACCTGCAACTAAATCAGGTTCATGGTCAATCCAAAGTTCCATCATTGCGTCATTGAAGTCTTGCCAAGGCGTGTTAGGCATTGGTGTAATTTGACTTCCAACTTCATCAGATACTGCTGCCATTCGCGCATTAATCGCAAATGAATTTTTACGTTGCGCTTCGCGTGATCTTTCTGCAATTAATGAATATCGCTCACGGATAGCGTTATTTGGGGAATAACTACTTGTACCCCAGTTTTCACTTCTGCGTCCTACACCACCAGCATCAAACGCTTCAGATACAGGGTCTGAATCCATTTTGACTGTTTTTGGTGCTGGACGAAATGCTTTAAATGATTGTCTTTTCTTCATGCTTATAATCCATTCATAGCAGAGCGTTTGAACCTAGCGATGTTAGGTGGACGAGTTGATTTATCAGGAGAATTGAGAATTGCATCCATAGCGAGTTCATTACGAATTCGATTGATTGCAACACGCATTTCGTTCATAGACTGATATTTGGTTGTCGTAGTGGAATTTCCTTCTTTGTAGGTAATTTCTGTTACGCCAAGCGCATAAGCCTGTTCTAGTGCTGTTAATTGTTCTTGTGTGAATGCCATAAATACCTTGTGTGTTTTAGCTAAAAACAGCTTTGATTATAGCATCGAAGGCATTAAAAAAGAAAAACCCATTACAAAGAAAGCAGTAATGGGTTTGAGGTAAGCGTAGGTTAATCGTCAACTGCAATATTACTTAGTAAGCCAGTAATCAATAAGCCGATAATAAAACAAATAAATAATATTATCAAATCAAGCATTGGCAATACGCCTTTTAACGATGTTATCAAGTTCTACAAATTCGTGAATCGTTATTGCTTCATCATTGCTATTAATAAATTTCCCAAGGAATTTGATTGGAATACCTTTTCGATGAATAGTTACTTCTGTGAACTGGTTTATGCCAACGATGCTGTCACGGTCTAGTGACATTATTCTGCCTGTTTTCAATTCTTTAAATCTCATTGTAATTCTCTTTTTTTAATTAATGATTTTTCCCAAAGAGCAAGGAATGGCTCAATATAGGCATCATCCCAAGCTAACATTTCGTCTACGCTGTGTGTTGGCTTGGGAAGTCGCCCTGAGTAAAGAGCCATTTCGAGTTGCATATTGGATACGTTAAGGCGTTTCTTCACCATTGCTATTGTTATCATTTATGCCTTTTTTATAAGTAACAACTTTTTCTTTTTTCATTTCAATTTCGCGTTTAACACCCATCAACAAGTAATGCAATTGGCTTTCTTTATCTGTTTTACTCCAATTGTATAAGGTTTGAACGCTAACTTCCGTGATTAAAGAAATGTCTTTCACATCCATAAATGGTGGTAAACCTACTTTTTCCATCATTTTTAATATTTTAACTTTACTCATTAATAATCATCTCCAAATTCACAAAATTCTGATTCCCAAAAATAGTCAAATATAAATTCAACAATTTGGTTAACATCAGTAAAAATAACAATACCTTCACAATCGCCTTGATACCAAGTGAAGTACGCATACTCAGTTAATAAACTTAACGCATCTTCTGTACTAGCAATACCTTCTAAATAAATAGCATATTCAATACGGTTTTTATCCGTAATATCAAGTG